CCCCCGCCCCCACCCATATATCCGTCACTCTCTCAACAAGGTCAATTTTTTAATACCCCACACGTATACAACAAACTACCAATTTATTTTTCCAAAAATTTTCCAACCCCGTACGTGTACAATATCCCGGCTGGTTAAGCGTGATGACGCATGGCTCATAGCCATGAAGGTCGGCGTGGATTGGGGGTTCCCGGTCGCCAGCTTCCATGCTACATTCGGGTTACTGAAATTTCCAGACAGCTTTCGCTGAGGAGACCCAATTGCATTCATCCATCAACGCTGACCACCTCCTGCGCAGCCTTGCCTTGTCCGTTGCCAGAAATTTGGTGGGGGCCATGCGGCCAACATCAGAGATCATTGCCAGCGAAGGGCTCACGCAGACAGAATACGATGAGATTGCCAAGAATCCACAGTTTCAGCACTACGTAGACGCGTACAAGACTGAGCTCAAGGACAGCGGCTTCTCGTTTTCGGCCAAAAGCAGGGTGCTGGCGGAGGATTTGCTGCCCAGTGCGTACCATATGGCCCGAGACCCTGACGTTCCAGCGGCTGTGAGGGCGAAAATCCTCGAAAATCTGGTCGATTGGGGCGATTTGAAGCCCAAAAACACCTCAAATACGGGTGCCGGACCCGGTTTTTCGATCACGATAAACATCCCAACGGTGGGCCAAACACCTGCAAAAACCATCGTTTTAGAGGCCGAAACCACAGAAAATGCGCAAAAAACGGTCGAAACCATAGAAAAACCCACGATTTTGCTGATCGAAGACGAGAACTACGTCTACGCCGGAGACGACTACACATGAGCGTCAACTACACCCCGGTGCCGAGCGTCACCCCCTACCTGCTGTCCGATAAATTCCAGTCGTTCATCGTGGGGCCAGTGGGCTCGACCAAGACCACTGCGTCTTTGATGAAGATTCCGATCGAGGCCAAGAAGGTCGCAGCGTGCGCAGACGGCATCCGCCGATCGCGTTGTGCCATTGTGCGTAACACGCGTCAGATGTTGCTGGACTCGACGATCAAAGATTTTCTTGCGCTGTTCCCTGAAGGCCAAGCAGGTGTGTACATGCGCACCGAGCTGCGCTACGTGCTGAAGTTCGACGATGTTGAGTGCGATGTGCTGTTCCGGGGGCTCGATGATGCCAACGACGTGCGTCGTCTCCTGTCTCTGCAGCTGTCGTTTGCCATGGTGGACGAGGTGCGCGAGATCAACTCGGATGTGTTCGACGCGCTGACAGGCCGACTGGGTCGTTACCCTAACGGGATGATGGTGCCGCACCGCCCTCAGTGGGGAGTCGATGACAAGGGCAACCCGGTGCAGGGATGTGTGGATGACGCGGGCAACCAAGTCAAGAAAGTCTGGGGCGCGACCAACCCGCCTGACCTCGACGCACACTGGGAGCAGTACCTCACCAACGCCGACCCGGAGAAGGTGCACGTCACCATACAGCCCAGTGGCTTGAGCGACGAGGCGGACTGGGTGCAGCACTTACCGTCGAACTACTACGAGGACTTGTGTGAGGGCAAGAGTGAGGACTGGGTAGATGTGTACGTCCACGGTAAGTGGGGCAAGAGCCTCTCGGGCCTGCCGGTGTATGACAAGACGTTCACGTCGGACTTCCACGTGGCCAAGGAAAGGCTCAGGCCCGTGGTGGGCTCGGGCTATCCCATCACCATCGGGATCGACTTCGGGCGCACGCCCTCGGCTGTGTTCATGCAGCGAGACCCGCGTGGCCGCGTGCTGGTGCTTGACGAGATCACCTCGGAGAACATGGGTCTGGACACGTTCATCAACACCAAGCTCAACCCGTTCATCGGCAACAACTACCAAGGGCACACGTTCGTGTGCGCCCCCGACCCGGCAGGGTTCATGAAGCAGCAAGCCAGTGAGTTAACGCTCGTCGACCAGCTCAAGGACGCGGGGTATAAGTGTGTCAAGCCGCCGAGCAACGACCCGGACAAGCGCATCGCAGCCGTGGAGCGCCTGCTCAGCCAGCAGCTCGAAGGCAAGGCCATGTTCTTGGTGTCGCCGTCGTGCACACAGCTCATCAAAGGGTTCCGCTCGGGCTACCGGTACAAGGTCAAGAAGAACGGCGAGATGGAGGACAAGCCCGACAAGAACGAGTGGTCCCACGTCCACGACGCTCTGCAGTACGGCTCGGCGGTGATCGACATGAACATCCGGGGGTTCGGGCTGCAGCAGACCAGACGGGAAGTTAAGAAGTCGGCGTACGCCTACACTTGACCCCTCGGCGGGCCAGCGTACAATCGGGTAACTCTTGGAGACAGCTGTGTCTACTTTTTATCCGTCAATTACCTCTGAACGACGTCACGAGGACTTCGCCCTGCAGGTAGCTCGTGGGCAGGTTCCGGGCCACCGTGTTGTACAAGTGTTTGGCTACAACGCTGATGTTGACCAGACAGAAGAGTCCGTGTGGCCTGATGGCGGCACTGTTCCACACCCTGCGGTTGCATCGGTGCTCAAGATCAGCTCCAGCAGCGCAAGCGACGCGGCAGCAGGTACAGGTGCCCGCACGGTGTATATTGGCGGCGTAGACGGTGACTTCAACGAGGTTAGCGAGACTGTTACGCTGAACGGCCAGACTGCTGTGAACACGGTAAACTCATACAAGTACGTGAATTACCTCTACGTTGTCACAGCGGGCACTGGCGGTGCCAACGCTGGGAACATCAATGTTGGGACCGGCACGATTACAGCGGGCGTTCCTGCAGTCTTGTATGACATGATCGCTGTTGGCTACAACCAGCGCACTACCGCCCACTTCTGCGTACCCGCAGGGCACACCGGCTTTATGACTTCAGGCGTTATTACAGCTGGTCAAGAGTCTGGCTCTTCGGCTATTACATCGTTTTTGAAGCAGCACGGGCCAGATGAAATTTTGCGTGTGGGGGCTATAACTACGATGAACAACGGGTCGGTGCAGTACGACTTTGCGTTTCCGTACGTCATACCAGAAAAGAATTGCGTTGGGGCTACGGCTGTCGGGGCTTCAAACAACAACTCCGTCAGTACGTTCTTCAACATCGTACTGGTTGCTGGACCAAACGCATCCGCTCCCGGTACTCCTTGGAACTAAATTATGGCAACAGGCATCGCACTCATCCCCGTAGCTCGCAGTTCCGATCTGGAACGCGAGTCGCAAAAACGCAACACCGACATGCAGGCCCAGCCTGTAATTCAGGGTCTGGCCGCTCACGCACGCAAGCGCTGGGAGTCCGCCCGAGAAGCCAAGCGGACCATCGAGGAGCGCATGCTGCAGTGTCTGCGCCAGCGCAACGGCGAGTATGACCCGGACAAGCTGGCCGACATCAAGCGCCAAGGCGGCTCCCAGATTTACATCCAGCTGACATCGGTCAAGTGCCGCGCTGCTACGAGCTGGCTGCGTGATACCTTGCTGGGCACAGGCACAGACAAACCGTGGAGCCTTGAGGCTACACCCGAGCCCACACTGCCGCCCGAGATGATTCAGGAGCTGATGGCCAGCATGCAGCAGCAGCTGCAGGCCTTGATGGAGCAGGGCTTGGCCCCTCCAGACCCAGTGCAGTTGCGCGAAGCGGCCATGCAGATGAAAGACGCAGCGATGCGCAAGCTGCGTGAAGAGGCCAACGAGCGTGTCGACCGCATGGAGCTGAAGATGGAAGACCAGCTCATCGAAGGCGGCTGGACTGACGCGCTCAACGCGTTCCTTGACGACGTGGTGACATTCCCCTACGGCGTGCTCAAAGGCCCGGTCAAGCGCAAGCGCAAGACCATGGTGTGGCAGAACGGCGAGCTGGCTCCCTCAGAAGAGATTCGCAACGAGTGGGAGCGTGTTGATCCGTTCATGTTGTACTGGGCTCCATGGTCCTCGGACATCCAAGACGGCTTCATTGTCGAGCGTCACCGCATGACTCGTGAAGACCTGCAAGCCTTGATCGGCGTGCCCGGCTACAACGACGACGCCATCCGCGCAGTGCTCAATTCCTTCGAGTCCGGCAACCTCAACGAGTGGCTGTGGACTGACAGCGCTCAGGCGACCGCCGAGGGCAAGGACACCACCCAGACCATCTTCACGACAGACCTGATCGACGCCCTGCAGATGTGGGACAGCGTGCAGGGTAAAGACCTGCTGGACTGGGGCCTGTCTGCCAAAGACATCCCTGACCCAGACCTGAGCTACCCCTGCGAAGTGTGGCTGGTGGGCTCCACCGTCATCCGCGCTGTGCTCAACTACGACCCGCTGGGCCGCAAGCCGTACTACGTGACCTCATATGAGCGCGTGCCGGGCGCTGTGGCTGGCAAGGGCGTGGCCGATCTGTGCCGCGACTCCCAGAACATGGTGAACGCCTCCGCACGCGCACTGGCCAACAACATGGGCATCAGCTCTGGCCCACAGGTGGGTGTGAACGTGTCGCGCCTGCCACCGGGCGAGGACATCACTGAGATGCACCCTTGGAAAATCTGGCAGTTCCAGAGCTCCGAGTTCAACGACGGCTCGCAGCCACTGACATTCTTCCAGCCCAACAGCAACGCCAACGAGTTGATGGCCGTGTTCGAGAAGTTCTCGGCTCGTGCCGACGAAGACACCATGATCCCGCGCTACATGACTGGCGAAAGCTCGCCCGGGGCTGGCCGCACGTCGTCTGGCCTGTCGATGCTGATCAGCAACGCTGGCAAGGGCATCAAGCAGGTGATCAGCAACATCGACCGCGCCGTGATCGTGCCGTCCATCGAGCGCCTGTACCAAGACAACCTGCGCTACAGCAAAGACCCAGACCTGATCGGTGACGTTAAGGCAGTGGCCCGGGGCGCGACCAGCTTGGTGGTCAAGGAAGCCGAAGCGATCCGCCGCAACGAGTTCCTGACTCTGGTGCTCAACAGCCCAGTGGCCCAGCAGATCGTCGGCATGGACGGCGCAGCTGAGCTCCTGCGCGAGCAGGCTCGCAACCTGAGCGGCAACGTCAACCGAATCGTCCCAGACCGTCCGACACTGACAGCCATGCAGAATCTGCAGCAGCAAAACGCACAGCTCCAAGAGCAGTTGGCCATGATCATGGGCGAACTCCAAGGCGGCGCACCGGGTGCCCCGGGCATGACACAGGGCCAAGCGCCGAAGAATATGCTGCCGGATGGGTCTCAGGTAGGGGGCAGGGAAGGGGCGACAATGGTAAGCCGCCCTAACGGGATTTAATCGTAGGCGTAGTTACCGCTTTGTCCGGCTCCCAACCATGGCGAACACGATAAGCAATGGTTTGGGCTGGTATTCCGGTTTCTTCTGCCCACGCTACTAGAGGTTGCGTGCGACCAAGAGCGGTAACTAACACGTTGGTGCGTTTGTTTCGCTGCTGTGTTACTCGCGTAGCCCACCGACAATTTTCTTTACTGTAGCCCATATCGTTGTCAATTCTGTCTAGGCTCAGCCCGTCTGGACGCACACCCATGTCGGAAAGAAAATTTTCGAATAGCTCCCAAGATTGGCTGACAGTGACACCGCGACCGCCGTAGTTTGCGTATGCTGGGTGTTTTTCGTTATTACAACGATCAATCATGGATGACCACACCCTATACGTAGGTGATTTGGTTTTCCCCGCATGCCCATGCTGTTTGTTTTTTACACTGGCTAACTCATCAGCACACGGCTTGCAAGACTGAGTTCGTCTAGCGTTACTGGACGATAAAAATACTGTCGACCCGCAGCGCGTACATACGCAACTCCAAATAACTAGACCTTGTTTGGTTCGCTTTGGCGTAAGCTCTACTACGCGCATGTAACCTACAGACGTACCAGATAGAGAAGCAATTTTGTTTGGCATAGTCGCAACCTTGTTTAAGTTCGTCTTATGATAGCACAAACAAAATGTGTTGACAAACGCAAGTATGTATGGCGTACAATGATGCTATGAAACTTTTCATCGGCCAAAAGCCTGATCGGCAGCACATGCAAGCGTTGATTCGCTGCAAGCTGCAAGAAAACGAAGCGCTACTGGCGCTGTTCCGAACCAAGCTAGAGGAGACCAAGGTCTCCTTGATGCAAGCAGAGGAACCGCACCGTTTGTACCGCCTCCAAGGTCAGGCTCAAGCCTTATCAGATTTCCTCGAAGCGGTTGAAAAATCGGCAGAGGTCTTCGACCGGATCAAATGATCCGAATTTTGTAAATCCGAGCAAACCATTATGTGAACGGCAGACCGCAGTAGGAGCCTGAAGCAGAGTTGGAGCCCAAGGAGAATTGAATGGCATTGCCAAGACAAGTAGAAGCGCAGTTACGAGAACTGGAAGCACTGGAAAAGCAGCTCGCAGAGGGCCAGAATCCTGCACCCGCAGACCCTGAACCAACGCCAGCAGAGCCTCCCCAAGACCCACAGCCTCAGCCAGCTGAGCCCAAACCTGTCGAGCCAACGCCGACACCGACCGAGCCAGTAGTCGCGGAAGAGAAATGGGAGCAGAAGTACAAAACCCTCAAGGGCATGTACGACGCCGAAGTTCCTCGCTTGCATGCAGACTTGCGTGATCTCAAAGCCCAAGTGGATAGCCTCCGCAAAGCCTCTGAGACCAAGCCAGCCGAGCCAGCTAAGCCCGCAGCTCCTACGAAGTTGGTGACTGATGCTGATGTTGAAGCATTTGGTTCTGACCTCATCGAGGTCCAACGCAAAGTTGCCCGCGAAGTGGCAGCAGAGTTTCGAGGCGAGCTAGACGCCATGAGAGCCGAGAACGAGAAGTTGCGCGAGCAGCTGACCAGCACCGGCACCCAAGTGTCCGAAGCAAGTTTTGAGCAGCGCCTGTACCGTATGGTGCCGGACTTTGAAGCAGTCAACGCTGATCCCAAGTGGATCGCTTGGCTCAACGAAGTAGACCCGCTGCTCCGAGCCCCCCGATCTTCTGTTGCACAGCAAGCGTTCAACCGAGGCGATGCTGAAGGTGTTGCACACTACGTGGCGATGTTCAAACAGACCATTGCGCCCGTGGAGCAAAAAGCCGACAAGACCGAAGAGCTGGAACGTCAACTTCAGCCGAATCGAGGTGCCACAAGCGCCCCACCTACCTCTCAAAAGGGTAAGGTCTACACCAACGCGGACATCGAAAAAATGTTCCGTAAGGCGACAGACTTGGGGACAAAAGGGCAAGTCGATGCGGCAAAGAAACTTGAAGCTGAAATTGATGCTGCGTACATGGAAGGTCGCGTAATTGCGTGACCAGTGACACAGCGTTGAACCCCAACCTGTTTTTAATTTAGGAGGCCATCATGGCTGCAGTTTATCCCGTCCAATCGCCGTTCAACACGAACCCTTCGTACTCCGGCGCTTTCATCCCCACCCTGTGGTCTGGCAAGTTGCTGGCCAAGTTCTACCAGAACACCATGTTGTCGGAAATCGCCAACACTGACTATGAAGGTGAACTGAAGAACCAAGGCGATACCATCCGTATCCGTCTGGCTCCTTCGATCAGCATCTCTGACTACACCGTTGGCCAGAACCTGTCGTACGAAGTCCCCACTCCTATCTTCCAAGATATGCAAGTGAACAAGGGCAAGTACTTCGGCGTGCAAGTCAACGACGTGCTGGCTTATCAGTCCGACATGAACTTGATGAACATGTTCACTGAAGACGCTGCCAAGCAGTTGAAGATCGCCATCGAAAACGAAGTGTTCTTCAACAACATGGTCACTGAAGGCCCTGCCGCTGCCAACGAAGGCGCTACTGCTGGTGCTATCTCTGCTGCCTACAACTTGGGCACAGACGTAACTCCAATCGACCAAGCCACTCCTGAGAACGTGCTGAAGGGTATCCTGCGCATGTCCACAGTGCTGGACGAGCAGAACGTGCCTGAAGATGGTCGCTGGTTGGTGATCAGCCCCTTCGACCGTCATCTGCTGATGCAATCCAACATCGCTCAAGCCTACTTCACTGGCGACGCTCAGTCGACCATCCGTAGCGGCAAGATCGGTATGCTGGACCGCTTCACTGTGTACGTGTCCAACTTGTTGCCTCGCGGCGCTGCTGGCAAGGCACTGGTTGCTGGTCTGACAGACCCCGCCACTGGTGGTGCTGTGTCCAACGCAAAAGCCCGTCGTACCATGGTCGCTGGCACCAAGGCAGCAATGTCTTTCGCTATGACCGTGAACAAGACTGAGCCACTGCGCAACCAGACTGACTTCGGCGACATCGTCCGTGGTTTGGCTGTGTACGGTCGCAAGACTGTCAAGCCTGAAGCTCTGGTCGTGGCCCAAGTCGGTTCCGCCAGCTGATGAACTGGGCCCCTTCGGGGGCCCTTTCTATTCCCTTATTCTTTGGAGATTTTCATGTCTACTCAATTTGCTCGCAGTATCGGCGGCTACCAAACAGCCACCGCTGGCACAACCCAAACTCAGGCCGGTGCTACTCAGCTGACTGGCGCTGTCAACGTCGTGACTACAGGCACCGCCAGCGATGGCGTAAAACTGCCTGCTGAGCGCCCTGTTGGCGACATCGTTCACATTGTGAACATTTCCGCTGCTGCTTTGAACGTGTACGCCTCCACTGGTGGCGCGATCAACGGTGGTTCTGCCAACGCAGCCAAGGCCTTGGCCGCTAACATGTCTGGTGCTTACATCAGCTTGGGCAGTGAAAACTGGGGCGCTGTTCTCAGCGCCTAATAGGTGGCACAATAAAGGGGCTCTTCGGAGCCCCTTTTACATTTAACGGAGTATTGAATGAACGTCCATGACCTTCTCGACCGCCTTGGCGGTGAAATTCTGTCCAACAAAGCCCGCGCTATGGTTGACGGCAAGATCGTTATCCTTGCCCGCATGAACGGCGATGACTGGGTGTACACAGACGAAGGCCAAGAGCTGGCCAACGCGCACTCCAATGCCGCCGTCGAAGAGGCCGCAGCCAAGCCTAAACGCGCCAAAAAGGCTGCCGAGCCGGTTGTAGAGGCTGAACCAGCCGCCGAACCCACCACAGAAGCCCCTACCACTGAAGCTCCCGCTGCGGTAGAATCTGGCGAAGTAGCGCCTGAACTGTGAGGTAGACCATGGCCACCGTAAAAGTTGTTGACCTGATTGTGAGAGCAAAGACGCTCTTGCAGGACGAAGACTCTGTGCGGTGGACCGTTGCCGAGCTGCAGTACTGGCTCAATGATGCGTACAAGGAAACGATCGGGCTACGTCCCGACGCCAATACGCAGACAGCTGAGTACACCTGCGTGGCTGGTCCACGTCAGGTTCTTACAGGCAGCTTCCCAAACGCTATCCGGCTTGTCGAGGTTGTGCGCAACCTCGCCGCCACGTCGAACAAATACAGCGTCAGATTAACTGACCGCCGTAGTCTGGATACGCAGCGCCGCTCGTGGTATTCGGACACGCCGAGCGCCAGCGTCGAGATGTACATGTTCGACCCGCGCACCCCCAAAGAATTTTTGGTCTATCCACCAGCTTCAACCGTTGCGCGACTTGAAGTGATTTACTCTGTGCTGCCGCTCGAACACACCCTGTCTGACGCGCAGTTGCTCAATCCTGCAACTGCCGAGACTATCCGCATTGACGACATCTTTGCCACCGCGCTGTTTGACTACATGCTGTACCGTGCCTTCAGCAAGGACGCTGAGCAGACAGCCATGATGACCAGAGCCGTGGCCCACTACCAAGCGTTCCAGAACGCTCTTGGTATCAAACAACAAGTTGCTGCTGCTTCGCAGCCGGGAGTTGCGTAATGGCAAAAACATGGGACGACTTTCTTCCTCTGCTGTCGCCGCATCTCAGCGGGTGCCCCAACACGACAATGAAGGAGTATCTGGGCATTGTGGCCTCGGATTTCTTCGCTCGTACATATCTGTGGCGCGAGCAGATCGACGCGATTTATGTGTCCCCCAACGTCACAGAGTACGACTTGGACGCTGATGCTGTGGTCGAGGATGTCATCTCTGTCGTCTACGACGAAGCCCCGCTGACGCGATCTGATCTGCGCTTGATCGGTGCTCAGAAGTTGTCTGAGGTCGGAGAGCCACGGGAGTACTGGGTTCAGGCCGACCAGAGCATTCGCATTTTCCCAACGCCAGAAGAGCGTACAACGCTCAAGGTGTACGCCGTCCTCAAGCCTAGCCGCTCTGGCACGGGCGTAGAGGATTGGATTTATGAGACTTGGGCTGACACGCTTGTGAGTGGCGTTGTAGCACGGCTGGCCATGATCCCCAACAAAGAGTGGACCGATGTGGCTATGGCCACTTCCCAGAAGGCTACATACGAACGAGCGATCACGACCGCCCGGGTACGTGACTTTCGCGGCGTCAGATTGATGGTGCGCCAGCGCCCAGCAGCATAAGGAACGACGATGACCGAAAAGATCAAACTGGTTCAGGGTGATACACGCCCTGCCCTCGTCTGCACCATCACAGACGACACGACCAACGCCCCCATCGACATTACAGGGGCAACGGTTGTCCTGAAGTTTCGCGTTGCAGGCGCTACGACCTTGACCGCGACCGTAACTGGATCGGTTACAAACGGCGCTGCGGGTCAAGTTGTTTTCTATCCTGCGTCTGCACCAGAGATGCTGCAAGGCGCTCCGGGTGACTACGAAGGCGAGATTGAGATCACGTTCTCTGACAGCCAAATCCAGACCGTGTACGACACCCTGCGTTTCAAGGTGCGTGAGGACTTCTGATGGCCATCCGTGGCACCAGCAACACGACTACGTCATCTCTGCGGGCTGTAAAGCCGCGAGTTAGCGTCAGTGTCGTAAATGCCAGTGCCAGCACAGACGCGGTCACTTTAGCGGCTGATGTTGCGTATGCCCAGCTTAACCACAGTGTCAGCTTCGTAGATGCCAAAGTCGCGGTCAGCACGGTAGTTCCAGCGTCTGAGATTGCCTACATCCTGCTGAACGCAGATGCCCTGTTGGATAGCACTGGAAAGTTCCGCTACGTCCCAGAGATCGTCGTTGTAAGTGACACTGTCGCGCTTGCAGTTGCCAAGCAGTTCACAGATGCCATAAGCATCGGGGCGACAGCCGATACGTTGACGCTGCAGGTTAGTAAGTCGCTGCAGGATTCTGTCAGCTTCACTGAGGTATTTACAGCCACGTTGGTGTTTATCCGCTCGTTCGCGGACTCTGTGACGGTTACAGATGCCTCCACGCTCGCGGTTGGCAAAGCGCTTGCAGACGCAGTGACGTTCAGCGAGACGACGGTACGCGCCTTCATAAAGTCTTTGTCTGACGGCGTGGCTATGAACGACTCGTTCGACTTGGGCGACGGAGCTGTGTTCTCGTTCACCAAAGGCATAACCAACGTCGTTTTCACAGGCGATGCGCTGGCGTCCAGCTTTGTAAAAGTGCTAACAGACACACAAGCGGTAAATGACGCGTTGAGCTTCAGCTTCAGCACCAGCTTCAGTGACAGCGCAATTACGACAGACGCGCTTAGCGCCGCAGTGCAAAAGTATCTGACAAGCACGTTCACTCTGACTGACAGCGCCAGTAAACTGACGTCGAAGTCAGTTACGGTAGATTCGTTTGGGGTCAGCGATGCTATTGTAAATTCGCATAGCAAGCCCTTTAGCGATATGATAGCGACCACATCTGCTGGCGCTCTTTTGTCGCAGGGGTACTGTGACATCACGTACTTCGCTGAGGACTATGTCGGCGAATCCAGAACCTTTTCATAGGAGCTTTTCATGCTTAACGATCAGATCAAAATCACCGGCCAAGTGCGCATCGTCGTCACCGGCGCGGACGGCCAAATCAAAGACCAGCGCGAGATCAAGAACTTGGTTGTTACAACCGGCAAAGGGTTCATTGCAGCCCGCATGGTTGGCACTCCTACAGAGATGAGCCATATGGCACTCGGAGCGTCTAGCACTGCAGCTGCTGCTGGAGACACTGCACTTGGTTCTGAGCTTGGCCGCGTCGCTTTGGCTTCGGACTCCGCCACTGGCGCGGTCGTGACATACACTGCGTCGTTCCCAGCTGGCACGGCTACTGGCGCGATTGTCGAGGCCGGTGTGTTCAACGCTTCCAGCTCTGGCACGATGCTGTGCCGCACAGTATTCGCTGTGGTCAACAAAGGTGCAGACGACGCCATGAGCGTCACTTGGGCTATCACAGTTTCCTGATAGGGGGCCTTCATGGCTACGATCGTCACCCGCGCTGGTAAGGGGTCTCCGCTGACCAACGCGGAGGTCGATGCCAACTTCACAAATCTCAACGACGACAAAGTTGAGCAGACTTCTACGACCGGCTCAGCCAAGATACCAGCAGGTACTGAGGCTCAGCGGGATGGCACTGCAACAGCGGGTATGTTTCGGTTCAACACCGACACTGACTCCTTTGAAGGCCACAACGGCACGGCATGGGGCGCTGTAGGCGGGGGCAACACTACCACGGCTGGTATGTGGGAAAACTCTGCTTCGATTTCAGAGAACTACGCTATCACAGCAGGCAACAACGCAGTAAGCGCTGGGCCAGTCACGATCGCAAGCGGCGTAACGGTAACAGTGCCTTCCGGCTCCGTGTGGACCGTGGTGTAAAGGAAAAAACATGCCAGTGACAATTAACGGAACAACGGGTATTACCAACGATGGTGGCTACACAGGTGACGGTGTAGTTTTTGCTGACGCCACCCCTGCGAACACGCTGGTAACCACTACTGGCGGCAACGTGGGTATTGGGACGAGTTCGCCCGCTTACAAACTGGATGTCGCTGGAGCGTTGCGACTGGGCGCTGGCGCAGACCTGTCTTGGGGAAATACGTATGCCAACAATGGCCCCACGATTGCAGGCTCTACGGCGTCAGGCTTCTTGGCCTTTTACCCGACCGGCGCGTTAGGCGGGGAACGCGCCCGTATCGACACCAGCGGTAACTTGCTGGTGGGGACTACGAGTGCCGGAGTTGGTACTGCAACTGGCTTTCGAGTAGTTGGTGTTGCTTCAAACGCAGACCGCGCTGAACTTGGCTCCGCTGCATCGACTAACTCAGGCATTGGGTGGTCCATGTATTCAACAGGTGCTGGCGCGTACCGTTTCTTTGTGGGTTACGGAGGAACAATTTATGCGACAAGCACAAGTATCACCGCAATTTCAGACCAAAGCTTAAAAGAAAACATTCGTGATCTTGATACGGGGCTGGCAGAAGTCATGGCGCTCAAACCGCGCCGTTTTGATTGGAAGCCAGAAATACAGCTTGATGAAACTAATGTCGCTGGTTTTATCGCCCAAGAGGTGGCTGAAGTTTTGCCTGAACTGGTTTATGACTATCAGTACAACCAAAACACAGTAAAAAAGGGCTTAAAAATGGGCGACATGTTGCCCACACTGGTCAAAGCCATCCAAGAGCAGCAAGCCATCATCACCGATCAGGACGTCAAGATTGGGCAGCTTGTGGACCAGCTCACCAACGCTGAATCAACCATGAACCTGCTCACCGAGATGTTCACCGAATCACAGCAGA